TGCCAAGTCGGTGTATATTAATTACAAAGGAAACAAGGTGAATCTTCAAACACCTATTCTCAACATCCCTTATGGAGTAAATGATAATACACAGTTTATTAAGAAGGACGAGAATAGGAAGGATGAGGAACGCAAGTATGACGTCACAGTATCATTCAAGGGTATGGATGAGAATCCCAAGATTAAGCAGTTTCACGACAAGATGAAGGAGTTGGAGAGCAAGATTATTGACGACGCTTTTGCGAATCGCCTCGTATGGTTCAAGAATAACTATAGCGGAAACAAAGATGTCGTATCTAATATGTTTACACCTATTGTAAAGCACGATAAGGATAAACTGACTGGCGAGTATGCGAATAAATATCCTCCTACTTTCAAGGCGAAGATTCCCTTCAATGCGCTAGAAAACAAGTTTGATTTTGACTGCTATGATATGGATAACAACGAGACCAACTTTCACGATATTCTAGCGAATCTCAAAGGTGGTAAAGCGCAGTTTATTATTCAATTGAGTGGTATCTGGTTCTCTGCTGGTATGTTTGGATGTAGTTGGAAGATTGTATCTGCGAAGTTCCAGCAGATTAATACATCAAAGATTACATTTGTGGCTGATAGTGATGATGAGATGAATAATGACGATGAAGATGATGAAGATGACATCTCTGTGGATAGTGATGTTATCGCAAAGGTTTCTGCGAAATCTGCTGAAAAGAAAACTGTAGTAGAAAAGAAGACGGTGCCAGCTCCAGCGCCAGCTCCAGCTCCAGCGCCAGCTCCAGCTACACTCAAAAAGAAAGCACAGCAAGTCCCGCAAGAAGAAGAAGATGATGACGAAGAGGAGGAGGAAGATGACGATGATGATGTTGTTGTAGGTAAAGAACTTGGTAATGTAGCTGAAGAAGAGGAAGACGAAGAGGATGAAGAAGAAGACGACGACGAAGATGAGGATGTTCCACTACCACCTCCTGTGAAGGTAGTTGTTGAACCTGTAAAACCTGAAACAAAGGCGAAGAAGGGTGTTGCTAAAAAGAAGTAGAAGAGAGCAATTCGCTTGAAGCGAGCGGAACTCACCTACTGAATCAATGGTAATAATATATATATAGCGATTCTATCTATGTAATTTATTTTTATATTTTTTATTCTATAATTGTAGTATAAAAACGATAAGGCCTACAATAATAGACATAGCCAACCTACCAAGTGGCAGAGCATCTTCAGTGTCCTGGTCTATCAATTCTATATTATTAGATATTAGTTTTGCTAGAATCTCTAGTATTTTATAAGCGATAGGCAAGGATAGTAGAGCGAACAATATGCTAACATATACGGCGGTCTTAAACTTACAGATATATGCGTCAAATATTCCCTTGCTTTGCCCGCTCTGCCCGCTTTGCTCGTAATGCTGATTCCTTTCAGGAGGTGTATAGATAAAGTCAGGAGTATTTTTTATTATATTATTATTATAACTATTCATTTACATATATTCTACATAATAATATAATAAAAAATTATTACTTGGATTTACTACGGAGTTTAGAAGATTTGTATCGTTTAATAAACTATTGCCTACGTGGCCTTCGTGGCCTTCGCTGCCAACATTATTCATATTCATATTCATATTATTGAGAAGGTCGTCACCAACCCCATAATTATTATTGGTAATAAGCGCAGATATAAAAGAGGAATATGTAAGGGAGCTAGCTGAACTGGTTAAATGCGATGTCGTTTCAAATGAAGATAACCAGTCTGGTATATTATTATAAAAATCGTTAGAACATAATGCGAGTGCCTTCATATAATTACAGCATAATACATATAGGTCGTCATTACATTCTCTAAACAACCTTATACTTTCTTTACAGAAGTCGTAGGTAAATGAATCATCATCGTTAATATTTAAAAAATACTTGCCACTGCCACTGCCACTGCCACTTCCACTGCCACTGCCACTTCCACTGCCACTGCCACTTCCACTGCCACTGCCACTTCCACTGCCACTAGCATTTCCTATGTTATCCTCAATGTTCCTAGAGAAGTCTTTAAATAATTTGATACATTTCAAGAAGTCGTTTTTTGTCATCTTTTTAAACCATTCAGGGTTATTATAGAATCCTCGTCTTTCTATTTCTATAGATAAGTCAGTATATGCGTTCATATCCGTAGTCCATATACATTCTTCTTTTTTTACTATAATATTATCGTATATTATTTTCATTTTTAATTTCCAAAGTACCTTGTCGCTCAATATCTCACGTGTATAAGGATTATAAGGTGCTATATTGTCTGCCAAGCATCTTCTTACAAAATACTCAAGTTCTACAACATCAAAGGCATGGGCGCTGGCGGTGGCTCTAGCAGCGCTAGCTTTAATATCCTTGATGATAAATAACTTTCGAGGATGTATATTGGCAACACAAACTGTTGTGAATAGTTCTTCTTCGTTTAAATAGTGGGTATTTAGGGAATCGCTAATACACATCAGCTTGTATTTTACAATATTCTGGAAATTTATCAACACATTTATATTACATATATTACGAAAGTCATACGTCCTCTTATTTAATAGGTATATTTTAGCATATATGGACGCCAAGGAGTCCTTTGCTTCCTTTGACTCTTTAGAGTCCTTGGTAATGGCATACTGATTAAGATAATATTTATAAATATTACTTAACTTCGCTATAGGAATCATTTTAAGTAAATCAATAAACAAAGTATTTATAAATATGTCATCATTCTCGTTACGTTCATTGGTATTATCTAGTATATATTTGTATATGTCATAGATGTCTCCAATTTTCAAGTCATACCTATCTTCTAATACATTAAAGAATATTTTACACAGGTGCTTCTTCTTTGAATGTATATGATAACAGCAATAAAAAGAGTTCTTTATAGTCGTTTTATTACATATATGGAAACATTTTTTTTTCCTATATACACATTTTTTTCTTTGTTCCATAAAACAATTTATATCTAATTAAATATAATAATTTATATTTATATGTTATGTCCTCGGTATCTTCGGTATCCTCGGTATCCTCGGTATCCTCGGTATTCGCATTACAGTTCCGCAGGCAAAAGAATGCCGGCATTTACATAGCTGTAATAATCGTATAGCTTATCCTTGAGTATCACATACTTTTTGCCATTCTTTAACACCACACGGCCTCTGTCCGTCCTTATATGCTGTTTGTTTTTATATTGTAATATCTTTTTATCCGCATTGATATTATTGGTAAATGATAGGTCGCTGTCATTGACATTAATAGGCCAATTATAGCATTTATAACCGTTCGCCAGCGGATGATTGACGTCTGCCTGAATCACACAGTCTAGAGAAGCGGCCTTCAGCATCTTTAAGAAGGAGTTGATGAGCCCCTCCTTGCTTTTTGCGATATTATAGATGTGTTTGTCAGTCGTAATCTCCTTGTCCTTACTTCGTAGGGTGGGATTGTCGGTAATTTGTTTCCTCGTAAAGTTCATTAAATATGTATAAACCTGGACGTTCTGGTCTTCGGCTGGCAGAGATTTATGGCTACATGTTCGCACCGCCCTCCCAATAACCTGGTCTATTCGCACTGAGTTCCAGAAATACTCGGTTATCAATACGCGCCTTACGTTTTTCAAAGATATACCTTCGGCGCCCGACTGCGTAATCATCATAACCTTGGCAATTTTACCATACATCTGCTCCTTATCAATGTTTATATACTTCAACTGGGTCTGTACGACTTTAGGTAACGCACTGCTATTCCCATTGAATATATTCATAAGGATATTGGTTTTAATACGATCCGAATTAAATACGACATAGCGTTTATTATCGTATTTTTTATCAAATACGTCCATATCCTCTATTATATACCCGAAATCCTCATTGTTTATAATATTTATCTCTACGAATCCATGTCTATTTAGAACCTCCTTAAATATACCGAGGCCTTCAATCATACGAAACTGCGAATATACCAGAACACTACCAGGTGACGTAATGATATCCTCGTACATCTGTGCGAACTTCGGGCTATACATAGTGCCCAGCCTGTCAATATCTAGGTAGTCGCTTTTCACCAGCTTATCCATCGCCTCTTCTAATTGCTCGCTATACGCGGCAACAACATCCTTATTCAGCTTCTTTCGGGCTTCTCCTGAATCTACGCTGTTGCTGTTGCTACTGTCGCTACTGCTACTAGCTCCGCTGGTGTTTTTGGCGTCATCTGCGCCTTTCAGTTCCTTTTTCATAAGAACTCTTACGTCATTCGGGAATATGCGATTAATCTCGTCGGGGAATGCGAAGTTACAGACCATCCTACTAAACGCCCTATATACGGAACCTAAATCATCGCTAGCACCCTTATTTTTAAACTGTTTCTTCTTGTCATCCATCCTAATTTCTATTAAGCGAACCTCTAAATATTTTTTGATTTGATGGTCTGACATAAAAAGTTCTCTTGATACCATTGGGAGCATTGTTGGGAATAGCTCTGACCCCGTAGTTTTGTAATAGCTGATTGTTCCAAGAATCCTTCTTTTAAATAAGTCTTCGTTTTTGACATTAATGTTCTTGTCTGTGCCCGCACCCGCACCCGCACCCGCACCCGCTCCGCTACCTTTATCATCTACAAATAATTTATTAAAAATTACCTTGTCTGTTGGCAGTGCCTCGTTATTAATCACCTTATTTTTTATAGAAAGCTTGACGAGGTCGGCCTTTCCTAAAACATCTACGACCTTTCGCATTAAATCTTCCTGCGATAACTCCCACGCACTTTTTAGAATATTCGCCGTATTATCATCTACCCGTTTAAAGTTCTCTGGTAATAATGTGAAGGACATACTGGTATCATTGTAATCTATAGAATCTATATAACAATACAACTTCTTCTCTTTCAAATGCTCGGTTATCGCTTTCAAATCGGGGACTTTTGACTTCTTTAATAAGTCAATGTTGTATTCCTTTATCGGCCCTCGTACAAGATTAATCAATGTGGCAATCTCGTGCGGTTGATTTATTATAGGCGTCCCAGAGAGTAATATCAATTTAATTCCTTTCGCGTTCATCATATGTATATACACCGCTTTTGCGAGCCTAGAACCATTAACAATCCTGCTTATAAAGTTATGTATTTCGTCAATAATTATAAAGGCATTATCAAATGGTTTTGCGCCCAATTCTTTGACAGACTTCTCTGTGAGCCCATTATAATTAATGAAAATATAGCGATTTCTAATAATATGCCGAATAGATAGGTCAATGTCTGCGCGATATTTTGTGTCATTTGCGTCCGTAGAGTTATAGCGAACCTTCTCAACTATAACGCTGGCACCTTGGATATCGTCCTTATATAAGGGAATCCATACGAGACCGTCTTTCTTAACGAACTTGTCGGTTACGGCATATTTCTCGTTCAATGCCTTCATCATTTCAGGCGACTTCTTATTCACCTTGAGTTGCGTCCAGGTTTTTTTGAGGTCTCTACCGATTTTTGAGGCGATTAATAATTCATTCTCGTAGTTTTGCGAAAGGGACGCTGGTGTCATAATTACTATCTTTTTGAGTTTTATATATCCCTCGGCTGCCGCTATAGATGCTATAGATTTACCTGAACCTAACTCGTGATATAGGAGGATTCCTCTATAGGGACTGTCGTACTGCATGTAATCTTTCACTATTTTCTGCTGTCTCAAGAGTTTAATATATTTCTCCTCTAATTCACAGGAATCTTTAGAGCATTTACACGCTGGTGGAGGAGCTCTTGCCGCATCTGCTACCTCATATTTAGAAGGATTAAAAGTATTATATATGTTTTTATTATATCCTATACGATTTGGTAAAACCCAATTATTAGGTTTTACTATAATATCCATATCTTCTATTATAATAATTCAAATTAAAAAAAACTTTATAGAGAGATAGTGAGATATCTCGCTGGCTCTCGCTGGCTCTCGCTGGCTCTCGCTGGCTCTCGCTACCGATTCGTAATTATTGCTCCATCCATAGCTTGTGATTGCATCGCTTGAGCGTGCATTGCCGCGTGAGCCGCTTGAGCTTTTATAAACGGTTCCAATATATTTACGACACGCTTCATCCCTATTTGTATTGACAATTCTACCATTTGGTCGCAGAGAATTATGATGGCGATTCCAATTATAAGAAGTATAGATATGTTAAATATAGCATTATATATATAATTATTTAGTGACTTCTCTACGGGTTTCTCTACGGGTTTCTCTTCAGCTTTTTCTTGTATTTTGAATCCTCCAGGCCCTGTGTTAATAGTAGGAACGACAGGGTCGGCAATAGATGATTTATTAAAACCACTAGCGTTCGCATCGCCATTATTAATCTTGTCCTCAATACTTTTTAAAAATAATATAGCGTCTTGGGCGTTCTTTTTCTCCTCTGGAGATAGATTATAACTGCTATTATTCAATAGGTTATTCCCATTCTTAATAAGAGCATTATTATTCGTATATTCTGCTGTATCGTTATTTGTATAGGGCTGTTTGTTTGAGTTTGGCATAAAAGAGTTCGTTCTGGAACTGAAACTGGTACTAGAGTTATATTTGACTTCGTCATTTAAATCAGCGATATTAAAGTATTGTTCTAAATCTTCGTCATAATAGGGCGCTACATTATCATTAGAACTCTTGAGATTATTAAATAGGTTCATGGAGTTAACGGAGTTCCCGGAGTTCCCGGAGTTAACGGAGTTCGCTCCGTTTTGCGAAGAAGACTGTTGAGAAGCTGGTGAAGGCAGTAAAGCGGACTGTTGAGAACCCTGCGATGATGGTTGAAAAGCTGAATGTTGGGAACTCTGCGAAGCCTGCGAAGCCTGCGAAGCCTGCGAATCATACTGTTGCGATAACATCTCAATATTATTAGTATATCCCGTAGGGATATTATTCATAGTATTGCTGATATTATTATTAGCATTCATATATACATTCATTGCTTCGCTGTGCTCTTTTTTACATTCATTCGATATAGGGATGTTATAAGTAGGCGCTTGTAATGGAGAGCAAGAGTTTAATGCCAATTTACTTGACTCTACGTAAGAAGGGAACGTCTGGCTTTGCTGTCCTTGCTGGCTTTGCTGTCCTTGCTGTCCTTGTTGGCTTTGTTGGCCTGGTAGGCCTTGAGGGCTAGTATTTGTAGTGCCTATCATAGAACCATTGTTTTTATTAGGTTTATGCGATGGTCGGCTTTTTCTCTCAAAACTATCTACGTTGTATGCCTCTTGTAATGTTGAATAATTCATTACTATTTATTATACTTCTATTATACAAAATGAAAAGAAAAAGAAAAGAAAAGAAAAATATTTATATAATATAATTGTAAAGAAGAAAAATGGAAAATGATTTAAATATAGAGGATATATTTAAAGGCGTATTGACAGGATTCTTGGCTTCTTACTTAATAATACTCGGGATGCGTCCAG